CTTCGGTAATAGTAAGATACTTACCGCCTGTATTTCGATAGAGATGTTCTCCAAATAATCCTGTGCCTTCAAAGTTACCACCAGAGTAAAACTTCTTACTGTCTATCTCTCTAGTCTTTGTTGCTGCCACTTCATTATTATTATAGTAAGGATACACATGCTTATTGGGGCTAGATAAAACGCCAAATACTTTAGCAGTATTAAGGCTAATCTTTCTATCGTCAAGAGCATTGTAAGATCCTTTATAAGAATGTAAAAAACTATTGGTATCTGTAGCCAATGTGCTTACGGGTGTATGGTTTTCATTACCTGTATCTGTTCTAGTCTCACAACCAAAACAATAAGTATGTCCGTCAGTATATAAACTATTGTTATCTTTACTACCACAAGCATCACAAGGTATATGCTTTACAAATGTATTCGCTTCCGTATTCAACGTAACTTCCCCTTTTAAATTAAAAAAGCTAGACACTTTCTACACAGGATGTATCATAGAAAATGCCTAGCTTAACTGTGCTACTTAATTGTTAGACTTAACTACTTCTTCATCCTCGTCTCCTTCTTCCTCGTCTGCTGGCTCTTCTATGATAGAATCTTCATTTACAATACTAACAATACGGTTAGAAAAGAAATTAATTCCAGCTTGTATTTCTTCTAAGTCCAAGACAATGTTTGCTTTCTTTTGATTTAATCTTTGTAACCTACCAAAGATACCTTGTCCTTCTTCGGGCAAATCTTCTACTGAAATTTGCACATCATCAATAGTGATGAAAGGTTTAACTTCTTCTGTTTCTTTTTTAGCCATGATTAAAAGTCTCCTTCGTCATACATACCTGTACCATCTGGCTCGCTGTACTCTACTAACTCAAGTAGCTGTATAGCGCGTAGGTCACGACCTTTACCTGCTTTATCTGCATAAGCCCAAGAGTATTCTTTGTACTGTACTTTAACTAAAGAATCATTACCAATTTTAGGTAGAGTATCTACGCGTTTACGTTCTTCATTAATAAGAAGCGGTCTTGTATTCTGACCACCGCCTTTCTTTTCAACATTCCTTTTAAAGTTAATGAACCTACCATACTCTTTTTCTTTAATGATATGTCCTCGTGCTTCAAAGTCTGATAGTGTATCGTCATCTAATACAAGATTGATCTCCCATCTATGATCGAACGTAGTATTAGGGGTACTTACATTTGCATAATAAGCACGACCTGTAACTTCACCGACTCCTGTTCCTTTATTAAATGTATTTTCTTCTGCCATCTTTAGTTCCTCGTTTATGTTACATTCAAATTAAAACTCATTTCACAGTTAAACAAAACTGTATCTGTAGGTACAAAGTTTAACCTAGAAACGTATCTTTGTACAGTCCTTTCTAGCTTACTGGGGGCAGCGTTAGACTGTACAGTTATATTCTCTGCGCTCCCTGTTGTATTAATATTAAACATTACAGAGAGAGCATAGTTTCCTTTTTTTCTAAGGCTATCTACTGTACGCTGAATTGCTTTAGTACTTCTTTTCTTTTCTAATACATAAGAACATTTTTCAATAGGAATAGACTCAACAGCAGTAATAGTTTCTTCAGGCACAGGGATACTAGCAGTAATAGTTTCTTGTTCAACAACAACAGGAACATCTCTGATTTCTTCTGGTTCAACAACAGGTACATCTATAAGTTCTAAAGGTACTGCCAGTTGATCCTGTATTGACTGTATCTCTTGTAATAAATACTCAATCTTCTCTTGAAAATGCTCGTCATTCTCTTGACTAAGATTAGAGATAACATTAAGACGTTCCATATCTTTATTAAGATTGTCTATAAAACCTCGTATGCTTTTCTTATTCATAGAAACTTCATACTCAATAAACTTTTTAGTATCATCAAGGTCAGCACGGGATATAGAGCCTATAGAGTCAGCCCTTAATTCCAGGATATTACTCTTAAGATTAGTAATCTTATCGTTAAGATAATTAGTAGTAACAACTTGGCCTTCAAACTGTTGTTCGATATAAATATCATATGCTTTAAACCCAGCTATATTTATACAGAGCGCAGCGACAACTGCTATTAGTATTGTTTTAAACATTATGTTCTCCAGTAATTATTGTATCCAATTTAAAGTTCCTCTGTTCTTTGTTCTCCAATCTTCGTAATGAACACTTAGTTCTGCAAAAGAATTTATCTCAGGATATTTTTTAAGATATTTCATTATCCATTTGGGAGTCATAAAGGAAAGATACATAGTTCGATTAGCCATATAGTAATCTTGTGTAGGGGCTAACTCATCTATATTATCTATAGAGACTTGGGCTGCTTCTTCTTCGTTCAATAGTGTCTTTAACCATTCTACCTGAAGAGGTTTTATTTTTTTCCTCAGTGCTTTTATTTTCTTCTCATTCATACCTTTGTACCCTTCAGAGTTCTATAGAGTTTAAAGAAGCATTAAGGGTATGTCAATACATCTTAACAAATCTTAACACTTCTTTATTCTTAGTTATCTTTCGTGGATGTATACGT